AATTCATCAAGGTGAATAGTTTCAGGTTTGCTCAAACCTCTAGCTGCATTGTTTGCAGCCTTTACAACAAACCGCCTGTTACCAAATAATTCAATTTCTTCCGCGCCATGTTGCCACCGGATCTTCTTTACTTCTTTTTCCAACTTTGGATTTGTTTCAATCAAACCAACGATCTGTCTAAATGTCTCGAGTGAGGTTGTAAGTCTGTGAGCTGATGCAAGCTGTAAGCCTTCACCCCACACAAACATGCCTGTCAAAATCCTGAGCATCATCAAAGTTGATTTACCTTGCTGGCGTGCCATGATCAAACCAAGTTCAGAATGAGCCCAGCGACCATCTTCTCGGATTTTGTGACCATGAATGCACACAAAGCGTTGCCATTCCATAAGGTTAATCCCAAGTTCAGTTGCAAAATCGATCATTTCTTGACCTTTTGAAGGTAAATCATTGAGTTTTGAGTGAATACGCGGTGTTTGCACACCTCCTAATCCCGAATAAGCCTGATCCACGCTTATCTCGCCCGTTTCAAGGTTGATCAATCTGATCCAGTCTGATCGTGGCTGATCGAGGTGTTTTGTGGGTTAGAAAAGGAACGGGGGGTCGGTGGTGTCCGCTGGCTCACAAAAAAACGCCCACCCTTCGCCAAATTGCATCTGGAACAACTTGAGACAAGATTGTCGTCAGAATCGTTTCCGTTTAATCTACGAGGAATTACATGATCAACAGTATTAGCTTCCTGACCACAGTATTGGCAAATGAATCCATCGCGCCTAAGTATTCTTTGTTTAATCTTTGTCCATTGCCTTGTAGATCCAGTAGATCGTAATGCACTGCTACTCATCAGTAATATCCTTTACGATTATGGAAAGACAAAGCGTTGCAAGGTGTGCCATGCCTATGCTCAATATAGCGTAAGCCTCGATCTATTTGCTTGAATGGATTTGTTTCTTTCATCTTTAGAATTTGTGGTATTCCAAATGCTGATGATTTTGCATTCTTAGCTGTTGGCGACCATCTGCTTTCCTTATGCCACAGCTGCTCAATACAGTAATACTGATCTAAATCATTTAATTCTATAAATGTATATTGCTTATAATGCTGTGTTTTGTATTGACTATAAGCAACGGAATCATCTTTTAGAAAGGCTATGTTCAAGGCAATGAACAGAGATATCACCAAACCAAACCTTGCGATCTTTCTGCTTCGCAGATCGCCCTTTCGCTCTGAAAGCGAATTTGCGTTTAAGGGTATCATATATGTCAAATACAATTTCATTTTAATTAACATAACCGCAGGTCAGACGGCAAGTCATAATTCGTAGGTCATCGGTTTCTAACCAAGTTTCAACATAACCAGCATCCATTATTTAGCCCCAATCAATTCACAAGTATGACAGACCTGATCTACGAACTGCCATGATCCACATTGATTACATCGGATAACAGGCTCTTGAGTGTCAGTTGCTTCGGCTAAGTTCTTTGTGCCAATAGCGCAACACTTTAGGCATTGATAAACCCTAAAGCCATCAGCTGTGTCATAGCCATCCATCCAAATAAACTCTGAATTGGCTGAACAAAAATTGCATCTAAACTTAACCATCTTTACTACCCCAACCCGTTCCCTTGAAGATTGCCGGAACTGCTGTATAGACACGCCTTAACTTAGCACCGCATACTTGACAATGAGGAATTTTATGATCCATTGGTAAATCGAATACAATCACTAACCCCTCACCATCGCACATGTAATCGTAATTAGGCATTGTAAGGAATTCGATTTATAGCGTGGCAGGAATAGCATCGAAGCAGATCGCCCTCATGAAGTAATCTGTCATCGTTGCAGTTATCGCATACGACCATTGATGGTTCTACTTTAACTCCGCTATCTGTAAAAGTAGCAGTTAGACCAGAGCCATCAATCATTATCATTTCACCCATTTATTCACCTCCTTCAAAATACCATTTTCCATTAGCTGTAATCTTTGCCCACTTAGGTTCGCATTGTTTTGCTTTGCATACATAACCATAATACGGCTTACCTCCTTTAGAGATACCTTGTTTTAAGATATGACCATGTTCGCAAGCAGGTGGCTCATTAGGAGTTGCTGATGCTATTTGATCAACAACTTCACTAACTGTCCATTGCTGCGGATCAGCTTCTTTATTCTCAACTGCAAAACTTGCTCTTAGAGCATCTTCTACAGCTGCGGATCTTGTTGCAGGTGGCGAGTATCTTCGCTCTGCTAGTTTCTTTTCATATTGATTTGGCTCAGCATTATTTACCTTAGCCATTTCTTCTCGTGAAGCGCGTTTACCTTTAGCCGCGAAACCAGCATTTGCGAGTGCACGACCGATCGCTGAAGTTTCACAATTTTCCAATGCAGAAGTGCTATTAACACCTTTCTCTGTAATCGTTTCAAAAGCAAGCCCAGTGGCGCACGGCTTGGGATCTGCCTCCGTTTTGAATAGTTTGCAAAATACAATGAATCGAGTGTTTGATGCCTCGATAAGTTCTGTTTCCACTCTGGAATCTGGGTATTGTCCATGCCATTTTTCCAATCTTGTTTCAACGGTTTCATAATCTTGTAAATTAAACACTAGTCCTCCCAGTTTTCATCTTGGACTGCATCAAGCACAGTTTTATAGACAGATCCATAGGCAATGAAGTCTTTGATACTGTCGTAATGATCTGGGGTTTCACTAAGCCTAGAAACCTTGACCAACGCCATACATAAAGCAGCTTGGTGTGGTGTGATTGGGAAATCGAGATAAGCAGACCATAAACCCGCAATTCTTTTGTGGTTATAGTATGGATGTCCGTAGACACTTCCGCGCTGTTGGATTGTAGTAATGACCTCATCAAACAGGCTTTCAGTTTTTGTCATAATCAAATACTTCATCAGACTTAATCTTGATGTTGATCATTCTGCGATGAAGATCAAACCCGTCTTTCCTCCCACGCCAATAGTGGGTTTGCTTTGCGTTTTCGTGTATTGCGTAAGCCCAGATGATCAAGACCATCGATGCGACCCACAATAGACCAGCTTCTTTTAATGTCATGTTGCTCCCTTACATATCCACAACGGTTGTGGAATACATAAAGTATGACCTAAAGCAATGACCTTCGGTTAATTATTTATGGCGTGTTCTATAACGATTAGATAACGCCAATATCCTCAAATTCATCGATATGATCATCAATCGAACGATCCCGATAGTCGGTTTCAAGCCCCATAAGTCCTTCGGTTGTATGTAAAACTGCCATCATGATTAACTGGTATTAGCTCTACTTGATGTCCTTTGTTACCAAAACTAAGCACAGTAAAGCCCATGTTCCAATCAGCAGAATTATATTTGAGATAACTAGCCTTTCGCATGTCCATTAAATGACCAGCCTCAATGCCCCAAATCGTTGAATAACGCCCGTTTAAGCCAGTTTGGTGTCGGACTGCACCCTGCCTATGCGAATGCCCACAAACCACGCTAGAATGCCATTTCTTGGCTAAATTTAGCCCTGTTATACCTGCGTGCTTAGACATGTTGCCTTCATCGCCATGAGCCAAGTGCCAGCCCTTTTCAAACTCGTAGGCTCTCTTATGAAATCGAATTCCTAAGCTGCTGAAATCCATGAATTTGTCATAAGCCAATTCTGGTAATCCAATAAGTGATGGCGCACCTTTAAGCAATGTTTGGTAAATGCGATCCGTATGATTTGATCTGACTATATCTGTCGTGCCTAAATCATAAAGAATTTCTTGCCCTAATTTTCTTTCTTCATCAAGTGTTTCCGCAAATTCTAACTTGGTATTTTTTGCCCAACGCGACTGACTGCCAAGATCCATTTCATCACCAACATTTAATACAAAATCAAACTTCTCACGCCTTGCCATTTTAATTAGGTTAGACACCGCTTTTGGATGGTGTAGTGGAATTTGCAGGTCAGGCGTTACTAGATACCTACGGTTAGCCTTAATCTTCATCCTCATCGTCAGTTGGATCTATGGAAGGAATAATCCCACCATCGCCTACGACCCAATCAGGAAAAGTCTTATGCTCGGTCATTAACCAGAATGCGTGCTCTGGTGTAAATCCTGCTTTACGAGCTGCTTTGTAACATTCGTGCAACGCAATGTAATGCGCATCAATCTTTGTTGGATCAGGAGTTTGGCGAACTACTCGACGATTGATCTTTTTGCGTTTGATAGGTTTTCGTGTGTTCGCCATAAAATAAATTATCGCTTAACTATTAAAGAATACAGATCATCAACACGCTGTTCTAATCTGTTTAATTGATCCTTCATGCTTGAGCCACCATTAGGCTTGAGTTCGCTTAAGAAACTTTTAATAACCCATCGTAGAGCCAGCAATAAAGCGGTCGCGATACTGCAAACGCCAACGCCAAATGCGACTAATTCGTTTGGTGTCATTTCGCATTAACGCCATAATCAGCTTCTTTGCCTGAACTTGGGTCAATTGCTTTAGCAACAGGTGCAACTATTGAACCAAGCAGAATTGCATACTCTGGTCGGATGTCAGCTGCAATTGCCAATAGGACAGTAATACCGGAAGCTGCAACAGCTCTTAGATATGACTTAATCGCTGCCTTATGTTTGTTGGTCAGTTTCATTATTTGCCTCCTAGTAGTGGGATGTTGAAGAACTCGCCTTTTTGATTTGGTTTGAATGAAATATGAATATGTCGCGTATGTTGGTTAATGCCACGATATTTGACAAAACGCCAAAATGATTTAGCACTAGCAATCTTGCCACAATGGATTATGTAACTAATTCGCTTATCGGTTTTTGCAGCAACTCTGATTTGCTCGGCTAGGTAAATGCTCATCTCAGGCTGATCGCATAATTTCGCATCGACATCGATAGCACAAACTTCACCAGACGGCAGCGGGTTGTGATCGCTCTTAGTGTTTTGGTGCTTCTCGTTTCCGATCCAACCATCAGACTTGCGCGATCTATCGGCAAAACTGTCGTCAATCTGCTCACGCATTTGAACAGCAGCTTTAGATAACCAAGCCTTCATTAGCCAAGTAGCAATTTTGCTTCATCAGCAGTTAAACCTAGACGATCAAGAATGGCTTGGCGTTGCGCTGATTTTAACTCTTGTTGTGCATTTTCTTTTTCAATTTGTTTTTCAAATGCAGCAGCATCTTTTTTTAATTGTGCAATTTCAGCATTAGTTAATGGCACTTCAATAATTTCGTTTGAATATGTATCGTGAATGATTTTGAACATTATGCCCCCCATAAAGTATAAGTTCCACCAGCACTAAAAGTTTGACCGCCAACAAAATCAATGACTAAACTACTAACTGATTCAGATACCACATAAACTCCAGCACCAGTTATCAAATGTCGATCAGTTGACGTTCTAACATGAGTTGGCAAAACATAATAATCAGTAAAACCAGCATTTTTGCAATTTGTAAATTTTAGATTGTAATTGCAATCACCATTATTTGCTGCTTGAGATATACCTCCGTTTGGAATTTGTATTCCAGTTGATAATCCATTGAGATCTCGTTCCCAATCGCTTCCATCTTCTAAACTTCTAACAGTTAAAGAATCATAATTAGATCCTGTGTTTGCATTAATTCTTATTCTTAATCTAGTTGCTGCTGTTGCGTGAGCACCTTCAATTCTCAAAATTAATTCGGTATAAGTTGATAATGATGAAATTGTTACGCTTGTGCCACTTAAAGATCCTGTTGCAACTTGAACCATATTGCCAGCACCGCCAGCAGGTAAAGCCCATTTTAATCCTGTGGCAGTTGATGAGTCTGCTGTTAAAACATGATCGTTAGTTCCAACTGCTAATCTCGCAACTGTGTCTGCTGCTGTGGCTGCAATGATATCGCCTTTTGCATCAACAATAGTTTTAGCAATTCCTGCACTTGCGTTATTAAATACTGTTGTATCAATAGCAGTTCCAAGTGATCGAATAGCTGCTGCGCCATCTTTGACCAGCGCGGTGTCATCTGGTGTTGTCCAACTGTAATTAGTAGTGGTTGCCATATTGTCCTTTTCCTATGCGACTATTGTAGCGTATTCCCAAGTCAGAGTGTTGCTTAAAGTGTTCCAAGCCTCTGTTATTGGGGTGGTATTCCAACGCATCGCCACTTGGCTAAACTCAACAGGCGAAACATTGATTGTCAAAAATAGTTCATTAAATCTTGTGCTCCATGACCAGCCCTCAACATAGCCCTCAAACTCGCCATTGGATATTTGAGTTGGCAGGTTTTTGATATTGACTGGCATTCCCATAAATACACCCAGCAAATCATCACGATCAGCGTTGTCGATTTCAGGGTTAGTTATTGGAAAGGTTATGGATTGAAATGATGGTCTTGGATAAGCTCTTTGGGCAATATAGCGATCAGCAATTGCTTGGGCATCGACAGCTCCATGAATCCTAGAATTGATAGTTTCGGCTTTGTAGCCATATAGGGCAATTGATGCGGCATCACTAGCTGTTTTTTGTGATCCATAATTGTTGCCATAATTTATGTAAATGTCATTTCTAACATCTGATGAACGCATAACAGTTGAAAGTCCAGCACCTAAAGCATGACCGGCATCTAATTCAACATAACCATTAGTTAAAAGATAATTTTGCCTGTGGTCTGCATCTGCATAACCTATATTTCCAGCATTATCCTCATAGATATAACCAAATGCTGAAGTTGCAATATCTGAAACAATGTTATAAATCGTGTCAGTTGTAGTCGGTTGATGTTGCATTGTGTAAAGACCGGGCTGATCTATTTCGCCTAATCCTAAATTAACTGCATTTGCCCAAGTTTCAGTTGGATCATAAGTTGACCATTGAGTAGCTGCTGGCACATCATTCCAAGTTCCAAGTAATACGCTAGAAAGAATGTCATAGATTTGGTTGCCATCCTCATCCTGTGGAATGTTATCATCCCAAATTTCTTTGGTTAATCTAGCAAGTGAACCCATAGCCAAAAGCGTGTATTGAACAACTGTGGCTGCTGCACCTGTTTGTAAAACTCCAACTGTAACATCCGTTAAATCTCCACCAAATAATGAAACATAAGATCCGGTTGAGTCTTTAACTTGCAAATCAAAAGAGTCGTTAATGTCAAATGGAAGTGTTTGGTTATTTAATGCAACCAGCGTAACTTGCATATAAGAAGGAAGTGCCTGTTGGTAGATGTCTGATCGACCTGCTTGGTGTTGGACATCTGAAATCGTTATATCAGTATAATCAACCCCACCGACAGTTAATTTCCAGTCTGGTGTAAATTGTGACATTAATTGACTCTATCTCGTAACGCAGTTACCGATCTAGCTGCTTGGCTATTTAAGGTTGTTGCAAAAGCCCTTGCAGTTCCTTCAGGATCTATTGCGCCTGATATATTAACTATAATACTTGGATTGGCTGCCAATGTATTGCCCTGTTTTTCTAATACTCTGAATTGCTTTTCTAAAGCATCAAATTGTTTTTGAGCAGCTGATTTACTAATTCCACCTGTTGCAACTTGAAATGTTAAATCTGTAAATTTGTCTTGAACTCTTAACAATTTATCTGCTAAATCTTTAAGGCTAGTTGCGCCAGCAGTTCCACCAACACCACCTGCACCGCTACCACCTGTGCCACCAACTCCGCCTAATCCAGTAAATCCACCAGCTACACCACCACCGCTTGAACCACCGCTTACACCTGCTCCAGCTGCGCCTAATCCTGCAAAGCCACCACCACTAAACCCGCCATCACTTGCACCAATTGGGCTTATCTTGCCAATATCTGCGCCAGTTTTTACTAAGTTAATTCCATCAATAACTTTGTTGATTGCGCTAATAATGAAATTTAATACTGGAGTGATTGCTCCGACTATTTTGCCAAAGGCATCAATAATTGCTGCTGCTGCCTTAGCACCAACATCAAGTAAAAATCCAAATACTGTTTGCAATATAGGAAAAACCCTATCTTTTAACAATACCCAAAATTCATTAAATGACTCTCTATTTCTATCAATAGCATCTCTGATAATGTTAAAAGCATCTCTAAATTTATCAACTATTGGCGTGCCATATTCAAATATAAATCCAATTAGTCTTTCAATAACTGGAAGTAAAGCAAATCCAATAGTTTCTTTGGCTTCCTCAAATCCTATTTTTAGGCGATCGATACGACCTTGAAAGGTTTCAGCATTACGGCTAGCAGCGCCACCATAAAGGTTTGAAAGTAATTCTGTTTCCTCGCGGAATGATAATTGTTTGGCTTGAGCTGATGTAATACCAATGCCAAGTCTTGCTAATTGTGTATCTTGACCACCATAGGCTTTAGATAGAGCTTCAGTAACAGCACCTAGATCTTTGCCAGTTCCTTTTGAAATATCAATTGCTAAATTTAATAATTGTTGAGATTTGGTTACATCGCCAGTTGCAACAGATAATCTTTGGAATGCTGGTCTTAAAGCATCATCGGCAATTCCTACCGCTAACGAAGTTTGGCTTATGTAATCCTCAGTAGCCTGTATTTGGGCATCTGTAGCCCCTGTAGCGCTTCGTAATGCGCTCGCTAACCTTAACTGTGCTTGCTCATCCTCTATTGCAGCCTTGACCCCATCAACGGCTAATTTAGTGGCATAGGCAGCAGCGGCAGCAGCAGCTACGGCAAAAGCAGCAGCAGCCTTCTTTCCAAAGTCGCTTACTTTGTCAGAAAATCCTTTTACTTCAGTTTCGCCAGTTTTTAGACTTTTCTTTAACTCATCAACATCGGCAAGGATTGAGAGTTTGAGTGTGCGATTACCGGTTGCCATTATCCCCACTCCTTAAGGATACGATCAAATGCTGCTTCCCACTTATTAATTAATTCAGGCTGAATTCTGCGAAGGGTTGGATAAATAAACCATCCGCGAGATCCACGACCCTGCCTTCCTGAATAACTAGGGAACTGTTTGAATTTATTTGAACCAAACTCAAGGCCACCCCATAGGGTTTGCGTAGTAGCACCACCTGAAAATTTCTGACTTGCGAATCCATATCTAAATTCACCGATCTTAGATGACTTTGAGATCCTAACGCCATCTGCGACTCTTTGCGCTGCTTTGCCAGATTTTGTTCGTGTTGCAGCAGCTTGTTTAATTTCCTCTGATGCAAAATACGCCAAAGCAGTAGATTGACTTCTTGCTTCCTCTGTTGCTTGGTCATCCATCGCTTTGAAAGCCTTAAGAATATCGCGCAAGTCAGAGCGATTGTAAGCGATTGCTTCACTTGCCATTCCTCTGCTCCAATATCTCTAACGCTGTCATAATGTCATCTGCATCAACCCATTCACTCATTGGAATCTTTGTGGCTATTGCCAGTTGAACCAATAAGCGATTTAGGCTTCCTGCTGGGTGGCTTTTGGGTTTGCATCACCAACAATTACATCTGTAACTGTTTCACACCAAGTTTCAAAAGGTTTGACTGCTTTACCAGCAGCTTCTCTTTTATGTGCATGGTATGCCAAAAACATTAAATCAGATATTCCCATTTTCTCTTGGGCTTGACCGATTGTGTTTCCAGTTGACTTTTCCCACTTTTGCCACTCAGGCGGTTGGGCTGTATAAGTAGCTTGTTCGCCTGAGCTGTATTCAATTGTAATTGGTAACTTCATTTTTTGCTCCCGTTTCTAATTGTTAAGCGAAGTTCTCTGCTGGCACGCCAATTACTTGGAATGTCAAAGAAACTGTTTGTGCATCTGGTGCTGTTCCACCTGCTGATGGCCATGATGGCAATACTTGGAAAGTAAAGACTGCGCCTGATGCAGCTGTAAATACTGTGTTAATACCTGTGTTTGGTGCTGACTCTGAAGCTGACCATAGAATCTCGCATAGAGATCCTGCTACGCCCCAGTCTGCCAACATTTCAACAGCAAGTGTGAAATCATTGTCGATAACTTTGTAGGATTTGCCATCCAAAGTTTCATAGGTTTGGCGGTTTGTTGTTCCAGTTAAAACTGCGCTTGTTGCTTGAGCATCGAATGCGTTACCACCGATAGTGAAGGTAACATCTCTGCCCGTGATTACTGTGGTAGGCACTTTGACTCCTTAGTTTGTTTGTGTGTAGTAAGTTGAAACTCTTATATCAGCGATCAACATTGTTGATGCACCAATAGTAGTAACAGTAGGTCTTTCGACCGATCCGACAATATATCCATTTGGAATAACTGCCAGAATGCTCATGATAAGTTGCTCGATGTTGTCGAGTGATGCTGGATTGCTATTGTAAGCAACAACAGCTGTAATGGTCATATTAATTTTAGTTTTAATAACTGTTTTATTGATTAAGTCAAATTCTAGGTATGGGCTATCAGGCACGACAACAACGGCAGGTGGAATGACTGACTCTGGAACATAAGCATAAACATTTCCAGCCACGCCTGCTAATGCAGTTGCAAGAGGTTGTCTAACTGATGAAAGAATTGTTGATGCTGGCATTTATTGAGCCATGCTTTCGGTATCCATATAACTGCCTAATAATCCAACGCATTTATTAAATAATGATCGACCCATTCTAAAAGGAGTTGCAGTAAAATCTACTCCTTCAATTTGTCCTCCGCCTGCAAGTCTGGCTTGGAAGACTTCGACTGAAACTGTATAGACGGCTGATTGAACAGCTGCGTTTCCAACATAAGTTGATGCGCCAGATAGGGCAGCAGTTCCGGATGGGATGACATTAGCTTCGAGTATATCGGCATTAGTGATCGATTGCGAAAAGGTATATTGTCCAAGATTATCTGCCAAGACTGCTCTTGTTCCGTTGTAAGGCGATCCGCATCCTGTGATGACAACTGATTGTCCTTCCGTAAATTCATGTATTCCCAATGTCGTAAATGTAGCAACATTGTCTGACAGCGATACTTTCTCGATTGGTGCTTTGAATGTAACTAGCATTGGCAGAATAACTGTTTCTGCTGTGTCAATAATTTGATTTAGATAAGTGTCATCATAAAGAGCGGAACTTACACCCAATACGGAACGCAATTGACTTGCGGTTATAATTGTAGGCATAAGTTCCTCTCTAAACTCCCATTAATGGATGCCTGTGATCGGGAGCAACCACAGGCACTCAGTTAAATTAGGCTACTGCTAGCTTGCGGAATGCGGTTGGGTAGCGATTAACTACGCAAACATATCCGTAGATACCAATTTCAATGCGTCC